TCCCAGCCGTCTTTCTCGTACTTCTTGCGATAGAATTTCACTTGGGCTTCCGTAGCACAACAGATGTCAGATTGATTGATACCTTTCCGCATCACGAGCAGCCAAGATTTCCCGGGCGTGTATGTAGGTTTGGACTTCAACAAAATTGGATTTAGGTAATGAAATAAGGTCTTGGATTTGTCTGTATCCGTGAATGGCGGTTGAATGGTCTCTCAGCATAAACTGCCCCAACTGCAACCAAGAGAATCCTGCCCGTCTTCCAATGTAGAAGAACACTTGTCTTGCAATGACATTGTGACGCTCTCGGTTTGGTGACCGCATATCAGATATGGGAACACCGGAGGCTTGAGAAACGGCTCTTGCGATTTCCTCAAGTGGTGCATTGCGGTCAATCGGGTTCTCTAAATCTTGCAAGAGAATTTTGTATTCCTTGATGGATTGTCTTGCATTGGCAAGGTTCGACCAGAGCGTTTGGCACTTCTTCAGAAGGCGAGTGTTCTGGATTTTGAGTTCGGTGTTTTCTTTGTATAGGTCTTTCATTCTGTGAATTTGGTTAGTGACCCCGTAAACTTGACATCTATGGTCACACATTCTCCGTGTCGGTTTTTTGCAATCATCAACTCAGCGTCTTCGGTTGCTGGTTTGTCATCCTGATAATAACAAGGTCGGTAAGGAAAAAGAATCGCATCAGCATCTTGTTCAATCGCTCCTGATTCTCTTAGGTCAGAAAGCATTGGTCTATGGTCTGAGCGTTGCTCTACGGCTCTTGAAAGTTGTGAGAGAGCGATGATACAGATACCCAACTCCTTTGCGATAAGTTTGAGGTTGCGAGAAATCTCAGCCACTTCCTCTTGGCGGTTTGCTTTCGTTCCTTTCATCAGTTGGATGTAGTCAATCACCAATAGGTCAAGCCCGTTCTTTTGCTGGTGGATTTTCAACTTGCCGAGTAGTTTATCTATTCGTATGGAAGTGTCATCATCCAACCACAGAACTGGGTTGTCAGCGATGGTGTATTCAACTATCCTATCAATATGACCTTGAGAAAGAGAGTTGCTTCTGATTTTGTAGTTCTCAATATGGGTTTCGTGGGTTAGGATTCTTCGTGCAAGTTGATCAACAGACATCTCTAAGGACAAAAAGAGAACCTTGTATCTTTCGGCTGCCAACAAAGCCCAAGTCATTGCAATTGCTGACTTACCCATACCAGGTCTTCCTGCACAGATAATCAAATCTCCTCTGTTCCAACCTCCCAAGTATTTGTCAAGGTATCTCCAACCCGTTATCATTCCATTGGTTTCATCTTGTCGTTGGAAAGCCTCACAGATGTCATCACAAGCCTTATTGATGGCTTTGCGTGAGGTGATTGGCTCTCTGTCCATCTGAATCGTTGCGGTTGAGATTAAGGTGGTCAGTTGGGAAACGATGTCTCCTTTTGTGTCTATTTGAGCAAGTCCTGCAACAAGTCGCTCGTGTTCGTATTTCTTGGCGAGTTGTTTGAGATAAGCATCAACCTGAGAATACTCAGTTGCCATTCCTTGAATCATCACCAAGCGTCTGAAGTCCATTGTCTCCTTGAGTTCAATCAAGATATTGTGATTGTTCAAAGGCTTGGAGGAAAGGTACAGTTCTTGAACCTTAGCAATGGCTTTGTCTATCGGTGACTCAAACCATTTGGAGTTAACAGAAAGGAGTTTGACTCGTGTGGTTTCATCAAACATTGCCGATGCGAGAATGTATTCACTTGGACTCATAGTGTTGCTTTTTTATATTTAGGTGCAGCAAGTTCGGATTTTTGGTCGGAAGAACGAAGCCAAGTTCTGACTGAAGCTTTCCAATCCTTCATTTTGTTCTTGCCAACCATCCAACCTTTTGAGGAGTAAAAGTCAATGAAGCGTTCAGCATCAAAACCGGGAAACTCTGAATTGATTTCTTCCTTAGTTGGAGGTGTAAATCTCTTCTTACTTATATCATTATCAGTTACATTATCATTTACATTATCGGCATTTTTGGCATCGTTTGGTATGCGGTCGGATGCGGTCGCATCCCATCGCTTACGAGCGTTTGCGGAGTTGCGTTCTCGTATCTGTTCGTACTTCTGCAAATCTCGCTTGAGTTGTTGCTTGATTGGTTCAAAGGCAATCTTGGTGATTACGCTTTGAGCCTCTGGGTTTTGGTCGTTGACATATCTCAGGATATGCTTAAACAAGTCCCCTGCTTGTTCGTTGTTAAGTTGTTCTATCGTGTGAATCAGGTCACAATAAAGAACGAATGATTTCTTGTTTTCAGCCATAAAAAAAGCCCGAAGCAGTTAGGCGTGAGAGAGACACCTAACCACAACGGGCGAATGTATTTTGTTCTGAACCGACTCTCTCTCGGTGATGAACTATTCGTGTATGGTTATGCAAAGATAAAAGATTTGATCAATACCCCAAGTCCTTTTTCCACTTCTCTTGATGCTCGTGACGAATCTTGTACTTGCTGCCTCTGAGGTATTCTTTCTCTTCTTGCAACTTGGCACGAGTCCTTCTGATTGTTTCCGGTGAGGTGAAAGCCCCAGCAGCATACATTCTCAGAAAGTCCATTGCTGACATATTTGGGTTTGCTCCAAGTTCGCCTTTCCAAACCAACGCTTGGAGAAAGTTGTCATCATCCATTGCCTTGGGATAGTTGAGCATCAGTTGTTCAATCTTGTTTTTCATAGTGCTTTCCCTCTATACAATTTTTTGCGTTCGGTCTTGAGGTGTTTCTGCCATTCATTGAATTGAGGAATGAACTTGTCACGCTCAGGTATTGGTTGGTGAGGAACATCGTAGGACTGAATGCCCTTCTTGATGATGAACTTGAGGTAACTGATCACCAAGATGGCGATGGTTACCGGGATGATTAAAATTGCTGGTATCATTGTTGTATAAATTTGATTTCGTGTTCTTGCACCCAGTAGATTCGTTCTTCCAACTTAATCATAAAAGTGCCGTTGTCTTCTTGTGTGATTACCTCTACAACCTTTCCAGATTCTACGAGGTAGGCAAATGTCGGTTTGTTCATAGTTGTCAAAGACCCCAGAAGGGGTTTCGGCTATTTAAGCCTCGTCAGTTTGACTTTACAGATTGTTTCTGATAGCATCATTTCTAAGCATTCCACTTGTGTCTGAAATTCCCCAAGATTGATTTGGGTGTCTTTCTCGGCAAATCTCCATAATGAAGATATCATCCCAAGCAAGTTGCCTTCCATTCATCATAATAGGTTGCCATTCTTGTTCCCAAGCTTCACCCCAAAAGGTAATCCAAGCCAATTCTCTTTGTTCGTTTTCCATAGTTTGTTCGTTTTTCATAATTCAAAGATGCAACCTTTTTTCAATATCACAAATCTTTTTTGTTTTTTTATGGGTGTTTATTTGTGAATGACCGAAAACTTTAGTGAATGATGTCTGCCAACATATCAGAAGCGCATTGAATCTTCTCATCAATCTCAGCCTTGACATCATCTTGGTATATCTCAATCTGATATATCTGTTTGTCCTCAGGCATTCTTGGGTCGTAAGAAACGAACATTCCTTTTGACTTCTCGGTGGCTATCATTCCCAACTGCATTTGCCAATAGTACTCAGGACGAGAGGACTTGAAATCTTCGTTGTCCTTGATGAGCATATGCTTGATGTGATTGTGGCTCTCGTAAGGGCATTTAATTTCTAACAAGTGGCTCATTGAAAGCCCGTCAGGAGATGCACCAGAAAAAACACCGTACGAATAGAACTTGAACTCTTGGCCTCCGTAGTAGTCCCACATCTGGTCGCTGATTACATTAAACTTCAAGAACGCTTCTTGCTCGTGTTCAACTCCCCAATCAAGTGCTGCTCCATAGATGGGTCGTTTCTGCCCAGTCAGAATCTCTGCTGCTTTTTCTATTACGAATGATTTGGCGGTCTCTGAGAGGATTTCTCCCTTCTTACGAGGGTTACCCATCAAGCGGTGAATTTCAGAGGCTGTGAACTTACCTATTCGCTTTGCTTCCCATTCTAATTGTGTCATTTCTGTTTGGTGTTAAAGGTTTCGTTATAGTACAATTCTGCTTGGTCATTAGTCCATTGAGTATGCGGATAGTCATCAAATACCCTTTGTCCTTCTATGTGTGCATCAACAATCTGCTCCTTCTCCATCTCAAGCATTGATTCAATCT